TGACCATTCATTAGTTTTTTTTTGTATTTACTTACATCCAGTTTGTTTTTTTTAGCTTGAAATTCAACATATTCGTGAACTAATTTTGAAATCATAGAACCAGGAGCACGAAATTTCTCTTCGCACAACCCCTTTAATAAAAAATAATCTTCCGCTCGAACAGCGACAGATTTCCATCTAGTAGTATCCATTATAGATCCTTTCTTTTTTAATTAATAATATTTAAAAATATAGGGCATAATGGGAGAAGTCAAGCGATATTGACAAAATCCACAAAAAAAGTATAAAATAAGAGTATGATACTAAATAATTTATTATCGCAGAAGATGGCTTTAGAATCTCAATGGAACAGTATGTACACAAATACAGGTATTTATAGTGTTGAGATGAAAGCAATTGAAAAGAGAATAGATGTAATAAAATCACAGCTTGTGATTGCAGATATTCAAAAAGCAAAATCTTCTAGCTAGCAGATCCAAAGTCGTCACCTAATGCGACATCAACTACGCTTGGAACATTTAGTTGCACGCAACCCTCCATCGCTCTCACAATTTTTTCTACATCCTCCTCTAACACATTAAAACATAACTCATCGTGTATTTGTAATAATGGTTGATACCCTAACTCAACACAAGCCACAATTGCTTGTTTCGTTTGATCTGCAGCAGAACCTTGTATTAATCTATTCAAAGCTTTATATGTAAAAGCTCTTTTAATATTATTAGCGCCATATTTAGCGCTAGCATTTTCAAAAGTTTCTGGAGTGTGTATACCAAAATCTTTTGTTTCCCACATATTAAATCTACATTTGCGGCCTAATTTTGTTCTTATTACACCCTCTTCATTCGCTTTTTTCATACATCTGTCAGATAACATTTTTACAAAGGGTGCTCTTCTATTAAACTTACCAATTAATGCACTAGCTTCATCAAAATTTAAACCTAGCATATTAGCTAACTTATTCTTACCCATACCATACATCAAACCTAATCCAATTGTTTTGGCTTGTTTACGATCAATGCCCACTAAATCAGCTACAGTTTGATGAAAGTCTGCATCTGCATTGGCATAAGCTTCAACTAATTCCTGCGATCCCTCATAACCCTCACCAATACTAGATGCATAGTGGACTACGAGGCGTGGTTCTTGTTGCGAGTAATCAAAACTACCCCATTTATATCCTTCTTCAGGTAAAAACAAACCACGAATTAATGGCCCAAACTCTTTATTTCTAGCGGGTAACTGTTGTAAGTTAGGACTACTCATTGATAAACGTCCTGAAACAGTACCACCATTATCAGAGCGCAACTGATTTATCTCTGCATGAATCCTACCTTTATATTCATATTTCATTATTGAATTTAAAAAAGTATTGTGAAACTTATTTATTTCTCTTGCGCTAACAATAAGTTTTGAAATCTCTGTATCGTTATTAACTAACCAATTCTGTGTAAAGCTTGGTTCTTTAGACTTTGGTGATTTAGGATAATCAATACCCAACTTATCAAAAGCAAAAGCAATTTGTCTTGCTGCCCATATGTCAATATCTTTACCAACTAATTTTTTTATCTGTTGTAAAATATCTTTTTCTTTTACAGCAAACTGTTTTTGTAATTGTTCAGCCTTCTCAACATTTACACGAATACCTTTTTTTCGCATTTTTATTAATGTAGGCAAAAGATTTTTTTCTAATTGCCAAATTGTGTTGAGGTTCTGTTTAAAGATTTCGTGTTTAAATCTTTGCCATAAGAGGTACGTGAGTCGTGCATCTTGTTCCGCATAGTATCCTACATGCTCTGCTGGTAACATCCACATTTCCATTTTTGGATCTACACCATGAGCCTTGGCGGCTTCATTTAAATCTGTTTCTGCTTTTAATTCACCAAGATAATCTTTAGCTAAAGAATTCAATCTATAAGTGTATCTATTCTCATCAATCAGTGCTCCAGCTATCATTGTGTCAACAATCTCTCCCTTTACCTCAATACCATAAGCATTTAACCACCCAACATCATACTGAGCATTATGAAAAATTTTACGACAAGGCAAGGCGCAAACATCTGACATATACTGTAATACTTGTTCCTTTATGAGATTGCCACCACCAAAATGACCAAAAGGATAGTATGCTTGAAAGCCTTCAGTAGCTACAGCAAATCCAATTATCTCTCCAGAGTTTGTAGCCCAACCAGAACCTAGACCCTCATTGATACCTGTATCTTTTGTTTCTAAGTCAATCGCAATTTCTTTGGCTTCACTTAAATCTCTGTAATCTAAGGGAGCTGACCAAATGTGTTTTTTAAAATTAAATGTAAGTTGTAGACTAGTCATCAGAATAATCTCGTTCAATAATCATATCTATGTAATGTTTTGCTTTTTGTAAATCTTCTTTGCCCCCTTTTCCCTGATGCCTACATACATATTTTATTACATTGCCTTCTGCAAAAAGAATTTTGTTTTTGTTTATAAACTGCGAGGGTTGGATATCAAAATCTCTGTAATACTGTCCGCCCTTTAACCAAAGATTATTTTTTGTAGTAGTCATTTTCAATCTCTTTTAATAACTGAGAAAAAGTCAACTCATTTTTATCCTCTAAAAATTCAATTGTTAACATCATTCGTATTCCATCATAATTTAAAACCATATGTTCCTTTTGATTATTGAATAAAAATCTCGTGCCCGGATAATATTGTAATTCAGTCACAGGGTGTTGTACATCAGCTTTATCTCTAAAAAAGGTATACGATGTGTTTGGTGTAGGGATCATTGTATTCACACATACACCTCTATTAGAATCAGCATGCCAATTATACATAGTCTTATTTTCCATTTTAAGAACACCCACTTTATATTTATGTCGACCATACAACCATAAATAAAAATCATCTTTTAGTAAGATACTAATTGGTATTGGTGTGGCTGTAAAATTGAAATAGGGTATCCACTCTGTTTGTGGGTTAAACACTATGTTGTGTAATTCTGGACTATAAAATTGTCCAATTCTTAGTTCTTCAAAATAGGGGCTCATTTTTTCTCCTGTAGGTACATAAAATAATCTTTTCCAATAGGATAATTATATTTATAGTCTGTGGATAAAATATGTAAAGTGTTTTTTGCTCTTGTAACTCCTGTGTAATAAACTCTTTTTTCATCAGACTGCTCATCTTTTGTTTTATGTGAAAAAGATGCGGGCCAATTTGTTTTTGAGTAAATTAACACATTGTTAGCCTCGCCACCTTTTACAGAGTGAATAGTATCAATAATTATCTGAGGGTCTTTATCAATAGTTTTTTGCCCATAAGTTCTAAGTAAACGAATGAAATACTGAGTTTGGTTTGGTGTAAAGTTTCTTTTCAAAATAATCCACCAAGGTCGTGTTTGTTCATAATCTTCTAAATCTAAACCCGCCCACTCTTTTAATTGTTTGAAAGTAAATGTCTGTGTTTCAGGAATGTTTTGCCAAAATTTAGGTGTTCTAAAATCAAAATCTTTTAAATCCCTAATGTACTTGTACATATTTTCAGCTTGATCTCTGCTGATAGATTTATCTTTTGATAAGGTTGTCCAAGATTTAATTGCACTCCATTGTTTTTTATCAAAAGACTTATTACCTTTATTATCAGAAAAATATAAGCCTACATCCTTTGCGGCCATCTTTAACTCTGTAACAGTTGAATTTACTCTACCTAAAATATACCAAGTCCCTTCAGAAGTTTTAAAAGGTATTTCATTAAAATTTAAATATCGTTTTACTGTACCAAATTTTTCAGTGTGTTCATACTCTTTTTCTACACTATCAAATATACCTCGTCTTATTATTTGAGAGAATTCATATATCTCTTTACCAAAACGTCTTGTTTGTCTAAGCACAACAGGTCGCCCCGGAAAGTAAGTTGTAAAGTATTTTGGATCTGCTCCATTCCATTTATATATACCTTGATCATCATCCCCAGCTAAATAAACACGTTTAACTTTATCAACCATTTTATAAATCACTGACCATTGTAAAGGTGTAAAATCTTGAGCTTCATCAAGTATCAGAACCTCCAAAGGTGGAAAGTCTACTTCATTAATGGCCCTTTCAATCATATCTGTAAAATCTATAAACGAATTTTTTTTGTAGTGTTCGTATGTGTCAACCTTTCTTAAAAATATATCTAAATTATCTTTTTTATAACCTTCTTTTTTATATACAAGTTTAGGGTCTTGCATCATATTTCTAGCCTTGTCATAGATACCTAATGACCAATCTTTGTATAAAAAGCCATCATCAGCTAAACGAGTATCTGATGTCTTAATTATTTTACTCTGCAAAGCAAAGTCTAACATACAGTTCTTAGGGTCAAAAACTTCTTCTTCAAAGTATCTACGACAATACTTATGCAGTGTTTTAAACCTTTGAAAATCATCAGTGTCATACTTTGGGAAAGCAGCTAGCGCTCTATCCCTAGCTGTATTCACTGCTTTATTCGTAAACGAAATAAAAGCAATATCTTTTGGATGAATACCTATTCGTAAATATTTCTTTAATACTCTTTCTATTAAAGTATAAGTCTTGCCTGTGCCTGGTGGCCCAAAGATCTTAATTGTCTTTTTGTGCAGACTCTTTTGTTTCTGGATTCCTGAATTTATCATGATACCTTTCGTCCATTTCTGATGTTTCGTCTTTAGTTTTTATTTTTTTAATACTGTGGTGGTTTACAAAATTAGGCATATCAACATACCACACATTCTTTTCACCCTCTTTATAGTCAACCCTCTTACAATTTAACATACGAAGTGCATCAGCTGTAGTGTTAAAGGTTCGTGATGCGTGTTTCTTGAGAAACTTATCAAGGGTAAGTTTTTTAAAATAACATATATTTGATTTAGAATCTAATACTACATAGCCATCTTTCAGTTTATCAAACTTATCTTGTTCTATATGCGATTCAAAAAAGTTCTTTAAGACAGAATAGCGCTCTTCCTCCACTGTATCTGTATACAAATGATCCATAGATTCTTGTGCTTTTTCTACAATGTTTTTCATTAACAATTCAAAAGGACTAGGCCCTTTTCTAGGTTTAGGAAGAGTGAGCCAATAAACACGATGCCTTAATAATCGTACACGAAAAGACTTCTCATCTTTCATATCTTCTGGAGTGACAGAAATTTTTGATCCTTTAAAATCAAACTCGTACCAAATATTTTTGGTATCTTGAATGTAACTAATGTTTTCAAAAGCCTCAATTATATCGGGAACTGCTTCGCCAATACCTAATCGTCTAGACTTACATAATTCTTTGTTGCAAATTGGATTATACTCTGGATGTTTTGGTGGACATTGAAATTGATAGCCCCCTTTATGAACAGATTTAGCAAGTTGTACAACCTCTGTTCGTGGCAAAGGCTTAGCAAAAATTTGAGAATTTCTTGTCAATGCAGATTCCTCAAGTTGTTGTACTGAGAGAGTTGAGTTCTTTTTCATCTCTAACACAAGGACATTAAATAAAAAATTGTTTCTGTTTGTACCACTCCACCCCTCTTGAATTAGTTTTTGTACACAAGGTGGATAGTGTTTCCATTCACTCTCAGCTTCGTATTCTTGTACTTTTAAATTAAAAAAATCTTTAGGTTCAACAGTGCGCTCTTTTGCTAGTTCAACAAATCGTCCTACCATTATTGGTGTATTATTACCATCAAAAGCAAACTCCATTGATGCATTCATATTGTGATAAGGCATATTAACTGCCTTGTTGCAAGGAAAAATCTCTTGCGCTAAAAAATACTGTTCATTAATTTCTGATAATTTTTTTGTGACTTTTACTACATCTGCCAACTCTGAAAAGAAAACAAATATGTGTAATCCACCAGATTTAGATTTGACAGGAACAAAAGGTAATTTGTACTTGCTAATTATTTCAACATATTTTTTTTCTGAGTAATCTTTGTAATTGTTTGGATCAACATCTATACATCCCCATTTACACTGCTCATCAGCTTCTGGTTTGAGACCTAACCTAATCTTACCTTCTAGATGTTGTTTCCATACTTCTTCTGTCACAGGCTCGTGCACAGTGACATAATTAGCTTGTCGTTTACCTCGCTCATCGTCCTCTCCCGTAAGAGAGGACTTGAGATATCGAGAGTCATCGCCTTGAAACAACGACAACAATTCCTTATGCATTAGAAAGGAACGTCTTCTTTGGTCGTTTTATTTTTATCTTCAGCAAATTCTACTTTACCAAAAATATCAGACTCCTTAGCACCCTCATAAAAACCTTTTGTTATTTCAAGAGCACCACTGTCAGTTGGTTTGTCAAGAAATCTGACAAATTCAACAACCCAACCAAACCAATTGTTACCATTACCAGATTCTTTGGTAGTTGTTAGTTTGTAAACACTTGCCCAAGATGGAGGTATAAAATAACCATTCTTACCTTTCATTCTTTTTGATTGCATCATAGAGTTCCACAATTTAGATTTCTTCTTCTGTGTGGATTTCATTGTAATCAAAGCACTTTCAATAGGGTTAAAATCTTTATCTAAAATGTACACAAAGTGATTACCTGTGTCTTCAACATAGTGACCACTTTCAAGGCGATCTTTACCATCGTCGGCCCTTTGTGTCTTATTCATAATAGATTGGTCTGTGTGTATTTGAATAGGTCTACCCGGACTATCTCCACGATCAGCCCATTCATTAAAAGTGTTAATGAAAAGACAAGGAACAACATAAACTCCCTCTTTACTTTTATAAAGAGAACCCGTGACTTCATTATAGATATCACCTTGTTTTGCTTTTTCATTATACTTACCATCACTCTCATCAAGCACTGGCGAGTTAGCATAAAGTATTTTTAATATAGGTAATTTTGTATCACGAGCTGTGATGTTTTCTGTACCTTGACCAGAAAATTCTTCCAGATTTGTAAGAGAGGGAAGAGACTCTTCTTTTTTTGCGACTTCATTCATGTTTATTACTCCTTGGTTTTAATAGTCGTTTTATTTGATACATATACCCCAAACAAATCCATAGGTATGTTCTGACCACTTTGTATTTGTTCTCTAACAAAAGCTTTAAGTGTCATAGGTTCTACTTTTTTCTTTTGGGATACATTATGTCCTTTACCTTTTAAATCTTCTACAATTGAATTAGCAACATTGTCTTCAGATTTACCAAAAGTGAGGGACACTTGGTTTTTAATTAAATCCCCATATCCATTAGATGAGAGCCAATCAAAAGCTTCATCTGTTTTGGAAGCGGGAATTTTGGCAGCATAAAAAGGCTTTACTTCAACAGATGATCCATCTATTAATTTAAGACTTGATATACCGGATTGTTGCATTAGATTTGGAATTTCGTTTTCAGAAAGCAAACGTTCTTCACCGCGCAAATTTTTAATATTTTCTTCACACTTTGTTATTTGTTTCTGAAGTTCCAATAGTCTAGTGCAAAGTTCAGATAATTCTTGCGACTTACCTGTATCCACTTTTATTTCAGTGGATTCTTTCTCTAGATCCATAAGGACCTCCTTTCATCGTATACAAAATTAATTTTTTTCATTTACAATGTCAACAAAAAAGTTAAGATATTTTTGGGAGATAATTTGACCAAATATAATTTTAAAACTAAACCATTCAAACATCAACTTAAATCTTTGGAAAAAAGCCAAGGAAAACAATGCTTTGCATACTTTATGGAGATGGGTACAGGAAAAACAAAAGTTGCCATTGACGATGTTGTAAATTTATATTTTGAAAAAAAAATAGATACAGTTGTAGTTATTGCACCAAACTCTGTTTATCAAAATTGGATTAATGAAATAAATATGCACGCTGGATGTGATGTAAATATAAACACACATAAGGTTGATAAAAACTTTGTTCACGAACAAGATAAATTAAATTTTTATTTATTTAATGTAGAAGCTTTTTCACATTCTTCTGGTGTAAAC